TTCAGGATATTCAATAGTAGGTAGACACTCATCTGGAGGTAAAGTAGGAATTTATAGTAGTACAGGAGATAATGGTATTGGTACAATAAACAATTATCCAATGAATTTCTTTACTAATAATTCTGGCCCACAAGTAACTTTAACAACTGCAGGAAATTTAGGAATCGGAACTACTTCGCCTGACCATATTTTATGTATTGAAGATACAGCACCTACTTTTAGAATATTTGATACAGGTAATACATTAAATCAAGAACAATCTATTTCTTTTGGCACAGAACCTGGAAATAGAACACACGCTGAAATAAGTGGTGTTAATTTAAATACTGGAAATGCAGCAGGTGGTTTAATTTTTAAAACTAATAGTGGTTCAAGTTTAACAGAAAGAATGCGTATAGACAGTTCTGGTCAAATTATATTTAAAGGAACTGGAAATGGTGTAGATTTAAGATTTAAAGATATTAGTGCTGCAATTTCTTCTGAAACAGCAGGTTATATAGGTATGAGTACATCTGCTTATTCAGGTAACAATGGAGATTTAGTTTTAATACCAAGAACAAGTGTTGCATCTAATATTTTATTAATGCAAGGAAATGTAGGAATCGGAACTGCTTCGCCTTCTTCTGACATTAGTGGTTCTGTTACTATGTTAGAAATAAATGATGCAACTAATAATAATTTAGCTTCGTTAGCATTAAAAGCAGGTTCACAGGGTAGCAAATGGGAAATAGCAGCTCAAAGTTCAAATGCTTTAGGATTTTTTGATGATGGTACAGAAAGAATGCGTATAGACAGTTCAGGCAACGTAGGGATTGGGACGTCTGACCCTGATGAAAAATTAGTTTTATATAAAACTATAAATTATGCTTCAGATAGTGCTTTATATAGTGCTTACGCAGTAAATAGCACAGCGGTAGATAATAACAAGGTTTTTAAATGGAGAACAGGTATAACAGGAAATCAAACTGGGCATAGTTTAACTTTTTCAACTTTAGCAAGAACAGAGTCAAGTTATGTAGAAAGAATGCGTATAGACAGTTCGGGGAATATTTCTATTGGTACAGTTAATAGAGTTTCAAAATTAACTATTGGCGCTGTAGAATCTACAGCTAATTTTAATGATGGAGCAAATAATTTAAGATTAGAAACATCAAGCACACCAGCAGCAAGTCCAGATGTAGCAGGTGCAGGAGTAGTTTTTGCTCAAAAATGGTGGTCAGGAAGTGCTGACTTAGCACGAGTAGGTGCTATATATGGAGTAAAAGATGCAAGTAATGGAAATTATGGAGGTGGATTAGGTTTTTATACACAACCATCTGGCGTAACAACTGATATGGTTCAAAGAATGCGTATTACAAGTGGGGGAGGATTAATAGTCGGTGCTGAAGGTGTAGGAGATGTTAATAATATTGTAAATACTCACTTAATTGAGGGCAATAGTCAAACAGCAGGAATTGCACCTACAGGTTTTTATAATAATTCTGGAACAGCTAATGTACCTGTTGTAAACATTTTACAAAGAGATACAAGTACAGATTCAAGTTGTAGATTTATTCAGTTTTACTCAAGTGTTACAAATGCAGCAGGACAATCAATGGGTGGTATTGTAGGAAATGGAGCAAACAATGCTCAATTTGCTATAATTTCTGATATTAGAGAAAAAGAAAACATAAAAACAATTGAAAGTTCTTTAGATAAAATTAATAAACTTAATCCTGTTAAGTTTGATTGGAAAAAAACAGGAGAACATACCAAAGCAGGTTTTATTGCCCAAGAAGTTGAAGAAATATTTCCAGAATATGTTGTAGAAAATCTATCTAATGAAGGAGAAGAAGAACGCAAAGGATTAACAGGTGGAATGACATCAGGTATTGTTGCTCATTTAGTTAAGTCAATACAAGAACTAACTGCTAAAGTAGACAAATTGGAACAAGAATGTAAATGTAAATAATTATAAAATTATGGAAATATTAAAAACAGACAAAACAGAAATAATTCAAAACAAAATTAAGATATGGTATTCTACTCACACTATGGATGGAAAGGTTACTGTAGCTTATTCTGAAGGTCAAGACTTAATAGCAAAAGGAGACGATGAAAAAATAGCTATGTATAAAGTTAAAAAACTTGCAGACGAATTATGGAATCCAAAAAAAGTAGTTAAAAAAGACAAAAAGTAATATATTTACTATTCACTTTAAAATTTATAAAATGTCTAAATTAAAAAAAGAAGAATTAGAATTACTACAAAAACAAGAAAACGGTAAAGGGGAATTAAAGTTAAGAATAGGAGATTTTCAATATCAAATATTTTTACTTCAACAAGCTATTTACTCTATTGATCTAGAGCAAAAGAAAACTAAAGAAGAACTAGAAGAGTCCTACGGTAAGATCAACGTAGATTTAAAAGACGGTTCTTACGAGGTTATAAAAGAAGACTAATGCTAGAATATACAGATTTGAAAATATACTTTTTTAATACTACGGTTCTAGCCCTTTCTATGACAGAAATAGAACTAGGGTTAAAAATAATTTTGTTAATCTGTACTATAGGCTATACTATAAGTAGATGGATATATAATGAGAAAAATAGATAAAATAATAATACACTGTTCAGGTACTCCAGAACTAAAAGACTTTGATGTCGAGGATATTAGAGACTGGCACGTCAACGGTAATTCCTGGTCAGACGTAGGTTATCATTTTATTATTAAATTAGACGGTACTATCCAAGACGGTAGACCTATAAAAAATATAGGAGCTCACGTCAAAGGTAAAAACAGAAGTTCTATAGGTGTTTGTTATATTGGAGGAATGAATAGAGATATGACGAACTGGGAAGACACCAGAACCGAGAAGCAAAAGGAATCTTTACTCAAACTTATAAACGACCTTAAAGAAAGGTTTCCTAATACTATAGTCTACGGTCACAAAGACTTTACTAATAAAAAACTATGTCCTAGTTTTGATGCAAAAGAAGAATATTCTAATGAATGAAATAAGCGAAGAAAGTAAATTTGAAATAAGTTTAAAAACACTTATAGGAATTGGAATAGCATTATCTACTTTAATAGGAATGTGGTTTGCTTTACAAGCTGACATCCAAGAGGCTAAAGAACTTCCTGTTCCAGAAATTAGTAGAACTGAGTACGATCTAAAAGACCGTCTAATTAGGGAGACTATAATGAATACTGGAGAAAAGGTAGAAGAAAACTCTGAGTCGTTAAAGAAGATAGACGACAAGTTATTTGAAATAATTAATAAATGAAAAAACTATTATGTGCGATATTTGTATTGGCTGCGGTTTATGTTAACGCTCAAGAAGTAACTGTCTTTCAGATTAACGCTAAGTGGAACCAGGATAACAATTACGACACTAGGGGACTAAAAAACTGTATTATAAAGTTTGGTTACTTAAAAAACCAACCTAAAGACATACAGAAAAGTATTACTGCTCTTCCTGTTTTAGTTATACAAGACAAAAACGGTAGGACTCGTATGCAGTATATAGGAGATATAAGTTTAAAAATTAAAGTCTCTAAAGAAAAACTGCAGGAAACTATAAATAAAATTAATGAGCTATGAAAAATAAGTTCAAAGACACTAAAGTAGGACAGTTCCTAATAGGCAAAGGAGGAGTATTTTCTTCACTAACTGACAGTATTCCAGACAAAGGATTATTAGGACTTGTAAAGAACTTAATTTCAAAAGATGACACTCTACCTCCACAAGACAAAGAAACAGCTTTAAAACTTCTAGAAATGGATAATAACGAGCTAATAGAGATAACTAAACGTTGGGAGTCTGATAACAAATCAGATTCTAGTTTAGCTAAAAACGTAAGACCTTTATCGATAATATTCTTAACTATTTCCTTAATAGTGTTTATACTGTTAGATGGATTCGATATAAATTTTGGTGTAGATTCTGGATGGATAGATTTGCTTAAGTCTCTTTTAATAACAGTTTATGTAGCGTATTTTGGTTCTAGAGGAGCAGAGAAATTTAAAAATATTTCTCAAAAATAAATATTATATTAGTATAAGACTAATATTAATATAAGTATTATATAATATAAGTTTCTTAATATAGTATTAATATAATATAATGCAAGTTAATTTTGAAAAAAAAATTATCCAGGAGCAAAATAGTAAAAAAACTAGACGCAGAGTTTAGTAGGTATATTCGTTTAAAGTATGCAGATCATAACGGGTATGTAAAATGTTATACTTGCAGTCGTATAAGATATTACAAAGACTCTATGCAAAATGGTCACTTTATGAGTCGTAGACACTACTCTACTCGATTCTCAGAAGACAACTGCAGACCACAGTGTTACGGGTGCAACGTACACTCTCAAGGTAGAAATTATGAGTTTGCTTTAAACTTAAATAAAGAATACGGTTACGATATAGCTCAAGAACTTTTACAACTTAGTAGAGAAACCGTAAAGTTTTCAACTTCAGATCTTGAAGAAAAAATAGAGTATTACAAAGTTTTAAACAATTCTTTTAAAATAGATTAAAAATTTTATCTTTGCTATTCATTCAATAGAATGTCTAATTTTTCTCTGTAATTAAGAAGGGAGTATCGGTCACTTGGCTAGTACTCCTTTTTTTATTTTAAATATTTTTATTATATTTGTATTCTAAACAGAGAGACATTATGAATACAGAGATTAAAAACCTACACGATAGGATAGCCACACTTGACAAAAAAGTGTACTGGTTACAAAGAGAAAACGAATTACTTACCATCCAAAAAGAAAGAGCAGAAAGTCTGCTTATAAATTAAATACAATTAAATATGACAGGAAAGATTACATTTATTAACAGAGAGAGTGACTATCAAGACAAACAGTGCTATTCAGTTACTTTAGCTAATGGACAAACTTTTAAGTTTTACCAGCTTGCCCAAATTTGGAACGACAACGAAAACAAAAACATTGAGAGAACTTCGTTTCACAAAAAAGTAGGAGACGAAATAGAGTTTGAGATTAGTAACGCTAAGTACAATACGGCTAAAATTATAGCTAATCAGTTTAAACCTGAAGCTAAAACTTTTAACAAACCTAAGTCCCAACAGACTAGTATCGAGTGGCAATCTTGCTTAAGATCTGCGTGCTTATTTTATTCTAATACTCCAGACGTAAAAAGTTCAACAGTGTTAGAAACTACCGAATTATTTTTTAACAAATTAAAACAGAAAACTAATGAGTAATTTTGAAACTGAATACTGGAACTGTGTAGCTCCTTATAAATCTAAATACGAATTTATTAAACTACACTTTTTAATAGACGTAAAGGAAACTATTAAAATGCTTAACAAAGCAAAAGAAGAAGGAAACGAAAAGATAGTCTTAGATATTATGACTAAAAAAGCTGACACTAGTAAATTTTATGCTAAAAGAAGTATTCCGAAAAGGGATCAAGCGGAAGCGATAAAAGACCACTTACCTAGAGCAGCGGCAAAAGAGGATTTGCCATTTTAATAACCACAAAGGGCGGAGCTAAAAACTTCGCTTTTTTTTTTACTTTTACTATATGTTAATAAATTACGAGAAAGTTACTGCCCATTTAGACAAGATAAGAAAAGGAGAAATAAAAGAAGGATTAAGTTTAGGCTTTCCTGAAATAGACGACTTTTTAAGATTTAAACCTCAAAACTTTAATGTTATTCTGGGACATTCTAATACAGGTAAAACGACAATAGTTTTATTTTTAATGCTAGCCTATTCAGTTAAGCACGATTTAAAGTGGTTAATATTTAGTTCCGAGAACGAGGCTTATTCTATTATAAGAAAGCTAGTAGAGTTTTTAGAAGAAAAACCAATAGAAGAGATAGACGCTAAGACTTTTAAAAAGCATAACGATTTTGTTTCTAGTCACTTTAAAATAGTAGACAGTAACAAGATGTACACTTATAAGGAATTGCTAGAGCTATGTAGAGCAGTTAAGGAAGCGTGGAACTATGACGGACTTTTAATAGACCCTTACAACTCTTTAATAAAAGACAAAAATTTAATAACTTCAGTAGGAGGACACGAGTACGACTATCAGGCTACAACTGAGTTTAGAATATTTGCTAAAAAACATAGTATTACTATATGGTTAAATACTCACGCTAACACTGCGGCTTTAAGATATACTCATAGAGTAGACCACGAGTACGCTGGGTATCCTATTCCTCCAAATGCTGCAGACGTAGAAGGTGGCGGAAAGTTTGTTAACCGTGCTGACGATTTTTTAGTGGTCCATAGGTATATACAACACCCTACAGAGTTTATGTACTCCTTACTGCACGTAAAGAAAATTAAAGAGGTAGAGTCTGGAGGAAGACCTACAAGTTTTGACGATCCTATAAGACTTAGAGCTTTAAGAAATAACGTAGGATTTAGTATAGACGGGGTTAGTATTATTAAAAAAATAATAGA